AACCAATCCACCTAAAATAACACCACCAGCCTTGTTCCAGCGTTTAATTTGTTCTGGTACGCCGCCATAATCACCCTCGTTTAGAATACGTAACAAAGTAGATTCTTTTAAATTGGTAGGTCCTAAGTTGTATACCCAACAAACCAACGCATCAAACTGACATTGATCTAACGGCACCTTAACCATATCGTTAATATAACCTTCGTACTCAGGCATTTCTTCTTTTAATAAATGTTCGGCCTCGTCTTGATTTATCTTATCTCCATCTTTTACATCTTTTATATGCCCAAAACCGATAGTCCAAACCCCTACAGAATCCTGATAAGCCTCTAGCTTACATCCTTCGTAGTTTTTAATTAAAGATATACCTTCTTCAGATATGTTCATTTTAGTCGTCCTTTCCTGGTGTATTAGAAGCACCAAAATAAAAACTAATAATAGCTGAAGCTAGGCCACCTAAGTATCCGAGTACTAAATTAATTAAAGCCTCTGAGTTTTGTTCTGGAGGCTGAATAGTTACTAAGAATATGTATCCCATAAAACCACCTACTACAAATATACCTATAATCCTAGCGGTCCAATCTTTAGAAAAAGTTTGTCTAGCGTTTTGTGTATCTTCTACTTCTAATTTAAATACATCCACCTCTAACTCTTTCATTTTAACTTCAAAATCAGCTTCAGCTTTTTTTAACTCAAGCATCTGTTCAGGTGTTGCATTATCTAAAGCTTTTTGTATTTCTTTGGGTTCGTTTTTACAACCCAATACATCTGCGATCATGTTTGCAGCCATACCACCCATAGGGCCTCCTAGTGCTGTACCTAAGGTTGGTGCTACTGATCCAACTAAATTTTTAAGTAGTGCTTTCATATATCCTCCAAAGTAAATATTTTTAAAGGTTTACTAATACCTTTAACTTCTATTGGTTTTAATGATTTTAGCTCAAAACCACAATTTTTTGCAGTTTCCTCTGCAATTATTAAATCTTTGCCTACAGTTTTACAACTAGATTCGCATCTAGCAGCTATATTTACAGCAGATCCAATAGCCGTATAATCAAATCTAGTAGATGACCCACAGTTCCCAATTACAGCTTCACCAGTATTAACACCTACACCTATTTCAACTCCAACATCAGAGGATCTAAAGTTATCTTGTATTTCTTTAGCACACATAACGGCAGCTTTTTCATGATTATCTAAATCTAAAGGCGCATTAAATATAGCCATCATGGCATCACCTATATACTTATCTACCATACCTCCATACTTTTTAACCGCATCTGATTGAATTGTAAGAGCTTCGTTCATAATTTTTGTTACCTGTTCAGGCTCCATACTTTCACTCATAGCAGTAAACCCACGAACATCAGTAAATAAAAAAGTACATCTTTTCTTTTCACCACCTAACTTTAATAATCCAGGATCTTTTTGTAATGCTTTTACTTGCCTTGGATCTAAATAATGCTCAAATTGTTTTTTGATTTGTTGTCTTAGTTTGTATTGCTCTCTAAATTTTATATAAAAAGCAACACTTGCAGTAATAAACTGAGATATTAAAGCCCAAGTAACATCAATCAATACTCCTTTTTGTATTGTATAAACCCCAAAGAAGGCCGTAGAGACAAAAACTACACCAAAGAATGATATACCAGAGGTTATACCAAAAACATTTAAAGCAAGCCAAACAAACACCACAGAAAACAAAAAAATTAATATTTCTAAAGCAAATGCATAATCAGGTATGTAAGGGCTATCTTGTATCAATATGCTTTCTGCTAATGCTGCTTGTATTTTATGAGGTTCCAACAAACCTGCGGGTGTAGCAATTTGTGGCATAATTCCTTTTGCTGTAAAACCTACAAAAACAAATTTATTTTCTACATCCATTTCTAAAAGGTTAGTTTGTGGTGTGTTAACCCAACTTACCCATTTACGACCTAATGAATCTACTGGTACTGAAGGCAACCCTTTTACCCTTACTTCTTCCAGACCATTATCATTTGTTTTTATAATGTAAGTATCAGCTCCAGTTAAAATTTTTAAAACTTCTGTACCGTATGTTGATACCCAACCGTCAGGTGTACGCATCAAAAGAGGTAGTCTACGAACCAAATTATCTACATCTGTCCTGGCTACTGCTAAACCCTGACTGGCGTTGGCTTTTAAAATATCTATATTTTGTATTACACCTTCAGACATAATGCCTCCGCTTTCTGGTCCCAGAATGACTGTCCCAGAAGTAGGCGGGTAATCACCCTTTCCCTCAAACATAGCAATAACACTTGGAGAAAAACTTAAAGCTTCTGTAAATTCAAAATCACCACCAAATCTGTCTGGTTGCGGAAAGGCTATAACCCACCCTACACCTAATGCACCTTTTCTTAATAAATTAATGTGTATTTGAGCTAATGTTTGCCTAGACAAAGGATAGCCCCCTTCATTAGTAATATCACTCTCATTTATATTAAGAATTACAAAATTACCTGAAGGTTGTTTATCTGTTACCAACGAATCAAAAGTTTTCAACTTTAATATTTCATAAGCCGTAGGTTGAAAATAATAAGTTGCACCAAGCAATATAAATAAACTTACAAATATTATTGTTTTTTTCATCCTGATCCTTGTTTAATTTTTATTGTAGTTGAAGATCCACCATTTATTTTAACCGTATTAGTTACTCCATCTTGTATGAGTATAATCGTATAACTATCAGATCCATCTAAATCTAATTTAGCACTTTGACTAACAGTTCTTGTTAGACTTATGTTCTGACCGGATATGATTGTAGTTATCTGAGTATCTTTATCTTGTCCTATTTCTGTACCAACAATACGTATACCAACACCACCTTGCTTCAAAGAGTCTTCTTCTTTTGTTATAGCTAGTGCATCAAGAACATTAAGTAAATCTTCAAGAAAATTAACATCTAAATAATTTACATCTAATTCTGTAAACTCTAATTCTTCTTCTGCATCTAAAAAATCTTCGTTAAGAAAGTCTATATCAAGATCATTAAAGTCTAAGTAATCTGCGGAAGTTTGCGTTTGTGTTTGCTCCAAAGATTCTTGTGTTTGTTCAGGAGGATTAACAATAAGCATGTTGTCTATTAGATCTAATGTAATATCTAACTCTACGGGTGCTGTAGGATTATTTTCAAAAACAGATACCGTAGTTGCTTGATAGGGTTTGTTTAGTGTCACACTACCCATACCAGTAGAAACTATTATTTCCCCACTAGATATACCGTTTTCATCTGGCAATAGTATTACAAGAGATCTACCTAACTCATCTACCGTACAAGTAAAGTCTGTACCTCTAATAGCTATATCTGCGGTAGGAGTTCGTATGGATATATTGCTTTTGTTATTAAATTTACCTGTAATAAATCTTGCTGTACCGCTAGCAAACTTGAGCGCCATTTTTGATTTAGATGGATCAGGATCGTAGATGTATTCGTCTATAACCAGTTTGGAATGTTCGGTTAGTTTTACTGTAGAGCTATCTTCAAAGGTTATGGCAACTCTGCCCGCTTCTGTACGAACATCATCCATTTGTTGGATATCAAATTGTAATTCAGCCCCGTAAGTTTTGTCTCTGAGGATTTGTGCGTTGCCCCTAACTTCAGATATAGAACCTATATCAACAGACGAATGAAGTTGTTGCGTCTGACTGAGTAACGCAAACAGTACCATTAGAGCCAGCAGATGTAATTTTAAGCCAGTCATTATCAGATGTAGACTCCTGATCTATATTAAATGTTCTTGATGCCCCTGTATGATCTAGGTAAAAATATCCACCAGCATAACCATCTCCATCGTAGGTTACTGTATTATCATTACCATCAATATCCATATAATTAGTTGCGCCATCTACATCTATAGATGATGTTATTGTGTTTCCTGAACCTTGTATTGTCCAATCTAAATCTAAGTTAGCTGCGAGTGCAGTCATGGCGTGATTGAGAGTCATGGTGTTTGTACTACCCGTAACCTGGACATTCACGTTAGAACCATCTGCTCCTGTAGCATTAGTTTCATCTGTAGACATATTAAAAGTGTTGGTATCACCAATAAATGAAAAATAACCTGTATAGGTATCTGCCCATATATCACCAAGAAATTTGTTTGTTGAACCTTTCTGTAGAATATCTAAGGTCATAGTTGCACCATCAATATCTAATGCAGTCATAGAACCAGCAGCAGCAGTAGCTCCACCAATTATATTACCGCTACCACCCACTTGTTCTATATCCAAGTTAGATGTAGCACCTGACTGATCTATAAATATTTCGTTGTCAGCCGCGTATAGAAGCGATACACTCGTCATCGCAACTAGGCTTATTAATGTCAGTATTTTCTTTTTGTTTCCAATAGCCTTTTTCATATCCCTCCTCTATTGTTTGTAAAACAGCTTTCTCTACTGCCATTTGTAAAGCTATGTTTATTGATTCATTTTCCACTATACCGCTTTCTATTTCAACTAACTCAGTATTACTTGCGTAAAACCTAAACACATCAGAAGATATAGATGCACTAAGTATTGATTTAGTAACTAAAACTTCTAATAATATTTTTCCTGTACTAACTGAAACAGTTCGTAAGGATATAGTAACGGAATCTTGACGATATTCTTTAGAGCCACCTATACCTAAGTATCTTGCTCCTGCTCCACCTGATTTAACATTAGTTTCATATCCTACTACTCCACCTTCCATTAATATTCCAGCAAATAACAAAGGCTTTACCTTTTGTTTTTCATCAAAATTTTCTCTAGTAGTACGTATTATTTGACGTTCTTTTGTTAAATTATCTAAACCTTTTCTTTCAACTACATCAAAAACACCAGAATGTTTTAATGCTCTTATAAGATAAGCATCAGGTGATTGTGTAATTGCTGTGCTAAAACTAGCGTATTGACTGTTGCTTCTTCGTTGTCCTGTATCGTCTTTAAAAGAATTAGGATATACAGCTACTACAGGTTTTTTTATAGGTTTAGGTACTTCTAATAAATTTGTAAGTAATTCACCAACTTCTGCTAATTCAATGCTTTTTATAGGTGGTATACCATTATTTAATGGGTCTACTATTAATGCACAACTAGAAAGTAAAAGAACCGAGAGGTACAGTAATTTCTGTTGTATTGCCTTCTTCATCTGTAATTATTAATGTTACTTTATCATCCTCTACTTTATATTCTATGGTGTTGCCTTCTAGTTCAAGAACACCAAAATCAGATGCAGTTTCACCAAACAGGCTATCAACTAACTGTCTACTAAGCTGTGCATATATTCTACTCTCTAAATTACGAATAAACCTAGCTAACGTAGTATTTTCAGCTTCTCTTTCCAAGTCTTCTTGATAAGCTCTAATCTCTTCTCGTATAGTTTCTTTTCTATTAAACTCTTGGTTTTCTATAGTTAAGTAATGACTTGATGTACCAACACCAGAAAAGCTTGGGTTCTTAAACTTGTGTGTCATTTCATCAG